AAATGTTTTCTGGGGCTGATAGAAAAAAAGCAGCAGAAAGAATGGCAAATAAACATCATGATGAAATGAAAGCTGGTAATTTCCACAAAGAAGAAGCTTGCTGGTCAGGCTATACTGCGGTCGGGCTAAAGAAAAAAGACGGGCACATGGTACCTAATTGTGTACCTTCTGAAGCGGTCACAACCGAAAAGCCACCGTTCGAAGGTCCATATAAGAAGGCTGATAAAAAGCCCGTGACACGCTCGCGTCTCAAGTCATTAACAAAAGCCGCGCGTGAAACCATTACCAAATCCAAGACTAAATAACACATATTATATCATGCTGAGTAGGTATTCCACAAATCGAAAAGCGAAGGAGTAATTCTAATGCCTCTATGGGACTTTAAGAAAGATAGCCAGAACACTGTTTCTGGTGCTAATACAGTTGCAGGAATCAAATATGGCTTTCAGCCATTTGGTGGTGCCACTGATGGTCAAGCATCTTGGAAACGCAATGTAATTGCTACCACACAAGGTTGGGTGCGTCGTCGCAACATCAACAAGGATGGTGCGAATAGTCAGCGTGATGAAGTTCTAGTTGCTGCTAATCCTGGTATTCTCAATGATGGCTATGCTAATGTGGTTCATCTGGGGTTTCCGGAAATCACTCAGGTATACGTCTCATCGAACTCGACAGGTGGTAATGCTCTTGTGCGCTCAGGCACAGCCAATCTATATGTCGTATTTAATGAGCCGGTGCGTCACAAGGGTGGTGCGGGTTTCATTCGCATACGTCTTGCGAATACTGTGTCAGGTAATACACTAATTGCGACTGCCAATGCGAAGTCATCTACGTCGGCCGCGGATATTATTAATGCGAATAATACACTCGTGTTCCGCTTTGTGCCTGGTGTTGCTGGTACATATAAGCTAAATGCAAATACGCTATCATTTGCCGCGGCCAACGGAACTGGCACATTTACTGCAAACCTGATTAGCTTGAACCTCGGTACAAATGGTGCTGAGCTTGCTAATAATGTGATTGCGGGTTCTGTATCAAATAACTTCGGCACATTCACAGTGCGCTCCGCCACAACTGGCGGCTAAATCATAAATCGGGAGAAATCAGATGGCCGATAAGAAGGTCTCGCAACTAACATCTCTAACTACGACGGCCGCGCCTGACTTGTTGCTGATCGTCGATGATCCGAATGGCACTCCGGTATCTAAAAATATTACTGTCAAAAACTTCTTTGGTACTGTGCCTTCAAATACTGTTTTTAACGCACGCGTGAGGTTAAAAGCAAATACCACGATTCAGTGCTCAAATACCATCGTGACATCAAATCTGAATATGACCACTAATGGTCTGATGAAAGTAAATAACTTCATCACAACATTGCGTTCCAATCCTGCAAGCAATAATGCTACTACAGGTGGATTCAAGATCGGACAAGCATTTTTTAGCAATACCCATCTATACATCGCCGTAAATGCAACTACACTAAAGAGAATTTCTCTTAGCACATTCTGATATTTACATCATGCAAATATTGGACGACAGCAATTTTATGCTGTTTGCCGCCCGACATTATGAGAATCCGTCCTGCGTCGATGAAGCCGAGTTTCACGAAGACCTAGGACGGATTCGCAATTTGCAGAGACTCATTAGTCGGTATGTAAAGACAGGTGAGCTAAAGGATAGGTATATACTAAACCATTTGATTGCATTATACAATGTCTTTGATCGTGATGCTATGACTAAGATGTTAGTTTTTAAGATGAAAGAACAATTACAATATCTTAAACCTTTCCTGGTTTTGATGGGTTATTGGCCAGAGAAGGTTGAAGGAATAGGTAAGAAAAATGAGACCATTATGGGATCCGATATATCGATGGATCCTCGTATAGTGATGGTCCTCAGGAGAATCTGATGGAAGAAGATGCACCAGCTAATGCAGTAGGCGGTGGCAATATAGCTGGTATTGGCGTTGGTCCAAAAGGAGAACCCGGTCGTTCTCCGATGGCAATGCTTCGACGCAAGCGCATCAAATTCAAACAGTTTATTAGTGATGAGATCAAAGAACAAAGTTCCGAAACTTTCCTCTGCCCATTATGTGGTGAAGCGGTAGAAATTATTGGACAGTGGAAAGATTGCCCCAAAGTATATTATAAATCACTTGGCCGCTATGTCTGCACAGGTAAAAGCAGCTCATCTCGCGGCGGAGATAATGGCAACGGAGAGTAGCCACACATATAGGGTTGACAATAGACTCTCTTTAGTATAATATAGGTTCATGCACTTACACGTGGACCACAAATATCTTAGCATGATCGCATCTAGATTGTCGCTGTTCAAGCGCAAGGGCGACCATCTGTTCAATTTTCGCTGTCCATTTTGCGGAGATTCTGAATCTAGTCGCACGAAAGCTCGTGGTTATGTTTACCAGACAAAAGGTCGTCTTACATTCAAATGCCATAATTGTGGCTATAGTACTAATATGTCAAAGCTTATTGAGCAAGTTGATCCAACCCTATCAAAAGAATATCGTCTTGAGATATTTCGCGAAGAAAATGGTGGAACTGCACCTAAACCAACATTTTTGATTCCTAAGCCCGAGTTCAAGAAGTCTGGTGATACTCGACTAACCGATCTAGGTTTGATTCCAATTTCTAAGCTGAATTCGTCGCATCGAGCAATACAATACCTTGACGGTCGTAAGATACCTCGCGCTAGGTATGATGATTTATATTATGCGAAGGATATGACGATATGTGAAGCACTTAATTCTTCATATAAAGATCGCCTCATCGCAGATGAACGAATTGTCATTCCTTTTCGTAATATGGAGGGCAAACTGACAGGTGTGACAGGTCGAGCCATGGGCAATAGCAAGCTTAGGTATATGACTGTGCGTATGAGTAATGAGCCTCTAGTTTATGGTCTGGATCGAGTTGATTTTTCACAGACGGTCTATGTAACAGAAGGTCAGTTTGATGCGATGGTTATATCGAATGCGATAGCTCCGGGTGGTACTGACATGGGTCGGGCATTATCTTATATTCCTGAGGGTAAGGCGGTCCTTGTATTTGATAATCAACCTAGGAATAAGCAAGTCGTTGAACAAATGCAAAAAGCGATAACAAGAAAAATTTCTATGGTAATTTGGCCTCAAACTTGGAAATATAAAGATATCAATGAGTCAGTAGTGGACGGGGTGGATCCGTCAGAGGTGGTGGCCCTGCTAAATACCTGCACCCACCAGGGGTTAGCTCTCAATTTGGCTCTGCGTGACTGGAAGAAGTGCTGACAGAGATGGAGGAGTATTGTGTCTACTGTGAAACTAATATCATATACTCAGCCGGTTCAGGAAATCGCAGATCAGGGAGTGACCAACTTGTTAGAGCTGGTTGCATTCTGTGCTCGTGTATCCAGTCCGAGCAATCAATTTAATAGCCAATCAGCCGAGAAGCTTGTCAATTATCTGGTAAAGCATAAACACTGGTCACCTCTTGAGATGGTTGATGTCACTCTTGAGATTGTGACCACTCGCGATATCACACATCAAATTATTCGCCATAGGTCATTCTCATTTCAAGAATTTAGCCAGCGATATGCAGATCCAACTAAGGACATGCAGTTTGTGACTCGTGAGGCTCGATTGCAGGATAATAAAAACCGTCAAAATAGTATTGAAATCGAAGATAATCTATTACAGAATGAATGGTACCGCGCACAGCAGCGGGCTATCTTTACTGCGGAAAGAGAATATAAGTGGGCGATTGCTAACAGCATAGCCAAAGAGCAAGCGAGAGCTGTGCTGCCTGAAGGCCTCATAGAGTCATGTATCTACATGAAAGGCTCTATTCGGTCTTGGGTTCACTATATTGAAGTTCGCACAGATCCTACTACTCAGAAGGAACATCGTGAGGTTGCGTTGCAATGTGCCAGAGAGATCGCTAAAGTATTTCCTAATATCTCAAACATTTAATCGGAGGCACGGATGTTACTAGACCATCTAGGCATTACTATTGATACTTCGCGGGATGAAAGTCTGTCTAAATTTTCGCTTGCATTACTTAAAGATTATTATTGCCGCGCCGATGAGGACACACCACAAAAATCTTTTGCGCGTCTAAAGGCTGGTTCATGTTTTCTTCACCAGTACTGTCTAACGCTCCATTGCCCGGCGAAAAAGTTAAGTCACTACCAATCTCATGTTTTCTAGCATATGTGCCAGATTCATTGAAGGGCTTGATTGATCATACCGCGGAACTGCGCTGGCTATCCGTCAAGGGTGGTGGTGTTGGTGGCCACTGGTCATCTGTACGTTCTGTATCTAATATTGCACCTGGCCCAATTCCTTTTTTGCATACTGTTGATTCAGATATGACTGCATATCGGCAAGGAACAACACGCAAAGGTTCTTATGCTGCATATATTGATGTGTCGCACCCAGATATTATGGAATTTCTCACGATTCGCGTTCCCACGGGCGATGTGAATCGTAAGTGTCTAAACCTTCATCACGCGGTTAATCTTACAAATGATTTTATGCGTGCCGTTGAAAAGGATGATAATTGGTATTTACGTGATCCGAATGATGGTACAATTCGTGAGACAATGCGGGCCCGCAAGCTATGGGAAACCATTCTTGAAATTCGATATCGCACAGGTGAACCTTATTTGAATTTTATTGACCATGCTAATGATGCACTACCAAATGCTCTAAAGGAGCGTGGCCTGAAGATCCATGGGTCAAATCTATGTAATGAAATTCATCTACCAACCAATGAGGAAAGAACTGCGGTATGTTGCCTATCTTCGTTAAACCTAGAGAAGTACGACGAATGGAAAAGCAGCAATTTAGTCAGAGACCTGATTCGAATGCTGGACAATGTTCTTCAGGTGTTTATTGACAATGCGGGAGACGAGATTTCGCGCGCGCGTTTTTCGGCGCAACGCGAGAGATCGCTCGGTCTTGGCGCGATGGGGCTGCATTCATATTATCAGCGGTGTGGGATTGCATTCGCAAGTGAACCCGCTAGACGAATAAACAAAGAAATCTTCTCAGATATTCATATCAAGGCTCGCGAAGAATCACGTCTGCTTGCAAGACTTCGCGGCGAAGCGCCTGATATGGAAGGCACAGGTATGCGTAATGCACACCTGATTGCCATTGCGCCGAATGCAAATAGTTCTATTATTCATGGTTGCTCACCGTCTATCGAACCTTGGAAGGCAAATGCTTTTACTCATCGCACTCGCGCTGGCTCTCACCTGGTCAAAAATGAATACCTGAAAAACTATCTTGCATCTATAGGTAAAGATACGGATGAAGTCTGGTCAAGCATTATCACAAATGGTGGCTCTGTCCAGCATCTGGATTTCTTGGGCGCATACCAGAAACAGGTATTCCAGACTGCAATTGAAATTGATCAGATGGAGATTGTGTCACAAGCTGCTTGGCGCCAGAAGTGGATTTGTCAAGGCCAGTCGCTTAATCTATTTTTTCCAGCAGGTGAATCGCGGGCACTATTGCACAAGGTACACTTTGCTGCATGGAAGCTGGGTTGCAAGGGTCTTTACTATCTACGCACAGAGTCATCAAACAAAGCCGAGAATGTCTCCAAGAAGGTCAAGCGTGACAAGCTAATTGACATCTCAGAATTAGAAACAAAGGAAGAAATGCAAAATGAAGATTCTTGTATCGCATGTCAGGGGTAAATAATATGGATATTCGTATCGTATCTAAAACAGGTTGTCCGTTTTGTGACAAAGCTAAGGAATGGTTGTCTAAACGTGGTTTCTCATATACGGAAGATCGCATGGATAATGAGGAGCTACGCTATGCCTTTTATCAGCAGCATAAGGTGAATACTGTACCTCAAATATTCATCGATGGTAAGCGCATCGGTGGATATACTGAACTTGTCGCATATGGTGATAAAATGATCAAGCAGGAACGTGGTGGCCTGCTTGAGTTCTCAAAGGTATACAAGCCGTTTCAATATCCTTGGGCCGTGGAGATTACACAGCGTCATGAAAAAGCACACTGGATTGAAGATGAAATCGATCTTGGTGAAGATGTTACAGATTGGAAGTCGGGTAAGATGTCTGCTACCGACAAAGAATTTGTCACGCAGATTCTGCGACTCTTTACTCAATCAGATGTCGCGGTCGGCAAGAATTACTATGACTTGTTCGTGCCCAACTTTAAGAATAATGAAGTGCGAAACATGCTCGGCTCCTTCGCTGCACGTGAAGGCGTACACCAGCGTGCTTATGCACTTCTGAATGATACGCTTGGTTTGCCTGACGAGGAATATACCGCATTTCTCGAATACAGGGAGATGGCCGACAAGATTGATTTTATGACCGAAGCTGATACGACAACCAAGCGTGGTGTGGGTCTTGCGCTTGCAAAGTCTGTGTTCAATGAAGGTGTGGCTCTGTTTGCAAGTTTTGTCATGCTATTGTCTTTCCAGCGGTTTGGTAAAATGAAAGGTATGGGTAAGGTTGTTGAATGGTCGATTCGCGATGAAAGTATTCACGTCGAAGGTAATGCATTCCTTTTTCGCACATTCTGCGCCGAGCATCCTCGCATTGTTGATGATGCATTCAAGCAGGAAATCTATGAGATGGCTCGTCAGGCCGTAAAGCTTGAAGATAAATTTGTCGATTTAGCTTATAAGATGGGTGATATTTACGGTTTAACCGATGAAGAAGTAAAGACATATATCCGCTATATAACCGACAGACGACTTCTACAGCTCGGGCTAAAGCCCAATTTCAAAGTGAAGGATAACCCTCTACCCTGGCTTGAGTGGGTCCTGAATGGTGCTGATCATACCAACTTCTTTGAGAACCGGGTCACCGAATATGAGGTTGCTGGGCTAAATGGTTCCTGGGAGGAGGCTTATTCTGATGGTGGACAAAGTAAAGGCTAAGATTGAATATGAGGAAGAGGATGAGTTTACCTGTTCCTCATGTGATGCAGAGTTTACCATAGTCTATTATTCTGATCAAGATGGTATCATATATCATCCTGAATTTTGCCCTTTCTGTGGTGAATCTCTTGACCTCGATGAAGACGAGGATGATGAAGATGAGGAATACATAGACGAGGACTAAGGAGCCTCGTTTATGTCAGATTATGAGAACTCGTGGATATTTGACGGTCAATCTTTTTCAAGTAAAGATATCGGCAAATCATACGGATTCGTCTATCTGATCACGGATAGTATGACAGGTAAAATGTATGTTGGCCGAAAGTATTTCTGGTCGATGCGTAAGAAGAAGGGCGTGACTAAGCGCAAACGCGAGGAGAGCGACTGGAAATCATATTATGGGTCAGGTGATGAGATAAAGGCGCTTGTCAAAGAATTTGGGCAAAATAGGTTCATCCGCCAAATTTTATCTGTACATTTGACTCGAGGTGATGTAAATTACTCTGAGGTCAGAGAACAATTTCGACGTGACGTGCTAGAAAAGGATGAATATATCAATGCAAATATCAACGGAAAGTGGTTCAGAAAACCACAACACATCATCGCAGGAAGGCGTATTGCCTGCTCATCTAGGTGGTCACCTCAATCGGACACACCTTGATCCTGGCACGCTAGTCTATCTCAAGCAAAAGTTTAATATTGAATCCATGCTTGATATAGGTTGTGGCCCTGCGGGTATGGTCGAGATGGCCGAATCTATTGGTATTAATGCTTGGGGTATTGATGGTGATCCGTATGTCGCGCGCAAAACTAATAAGGTCACAATCCACGATTATACAACAGGTTTTGTGCCAACAGCATCTCTACCTTCGAGCACATTCGACCTTGCATGGTCGGTAGAATTTCTTGAACATGTTGAGGAGAAATATCTATTACTTTATATGCACAGCTTTGCATTATGCAAATATGTCGTCTGTACAGCAGCTCCGCCTGGCTGGCTTGGTCATCATCATGTCAATTGTCGATCTATTGACTATTGGATTGGTGCATTTGCAGCAAATGAGTTTGAATATGACCCAGTGATTAGTGGTCATGTGAGATCACATTCCACTATGACTAAGGGATTCATGTCCCGCACAGGAATGTTTTTCAAAAAGAGGGAGCCTTGGTATGCATGATTTAGTGAAAATCTTCATTGGTACTTCTGCTAATGGCGAAGATGCTATCGCTGAAATGACGTATGAATATTCGCTTCGCAGCAATAGCTCACGACCTCTTGATATCACATGGATGCGACAGACTCTTGATAAAGAAAGTCCATGGGGTGGATGGGAGACACAAGAGT